AGAAAAGGTATGAGTAGAGAAGAGGATAACCCAGCAACAAGAGACCCATATGAAGGTCGTAGAAATGTTGCTAAGGAACCAGGTAAGAGAGCAACTAAAAGTAGAGAAGCAGATACTAAACACGCTCTGTATGTTAAATCACAAAGAGAAAAAGACCCTAACTATGTTCCCAGAGGTTTTGATGTATTTTCATATGGCGCGGGTATGTCTGTATATGATAAGAAAAGACCTAAGCAAGAAACAACAGATGCTCAATCATTAAATCCAATACAAAATACTACTATGAGTGAAACACAGCAATTAACATTCGGTGATGTTGGAGAAGATGAATATGAAGCATTAACAGACTATGAACCACAACCAGTTGCTGTTTCACAAGCAAGAAATCGTATTACTAATCCACCTATGTCTAATAGTAAAGCAGGCGCTACACCTATGAATACGACTTCTGGAAGTGGCGCTGGAAGAATGCCTCCTGGTATTATTAATCCAACTACTCTCAGTGATGAATTATTCGCACAAGCGAATGTCGGTATAAGAGAAGCAAACAAAAGGTTTAGACCTGAACCACCTATTTATGGATAGACACGAGTTATTATATTAATAATTAAATTATAATATAGTATTATAAATGGATAAATCATTACAACGAACGACTAAAAATGGTCCTGGTAAGAAACTCCAACAGATGGGCGCTCCTAAACCCGATGATGATACAGATGATAGTAGTGATGAAGAAAGTATGTTTAATGATGCTCCACAAATCTTAAAGGTCCAAGACCCACCAAAAGAGAAAGTTAAACCATTACATCCTCATCTTCCTCAACCGCCTGCTCTTTTATTGATGATATCACCAATTCGCACTGGAAAATCTACGATTATCAATAATTTATTATTAAATAGTAATTTCTTTGGTCAAGACTTCTTTGATGAAGTGATGTGTGTTTCACCAACTATTTATAATGATAAAACTTCTCGTTTCTTAAAGAAGGCATTTGATTGTTATGATGAATATGATGATGCTATTATTGATAATTTAATTGCGAAACAAGAAGCATATGAAGACCCACAAGATAGACCTGATATTGCTTTAATATTAGATGATATCATTGGATTGATTAGAAGAGAAGCGAAAGTTAATCATTTAGCGAGTAGATTTCGTCATTACAACATTAAGTTATTATTAATGTCAAGTCAAAACTATCGTAAAGTTAGTCCTGTCATTAGGTCTAATGCTACGAATATGATAATTGGAAGTCCTTTTCCAAATATGAAAGAACTTGGGAAAATTGCTGAGGAGATAGGAGACCAATTCGGTGGTGCGGATAATTTTTTAAAGATTTATTACACAGCAACTCCAAATAAATATGACTTTCTTTATTTAGACTTACAATCCAATCCTCCACTCGCTTATCGTAATTTTGATGAGGTAATAGCAGTTGGCGGACAGCATAGAGAAACAGAGGGATTTGAGACAGGAGACATAGCAGGGAAACAGGCAGAAGTAAGTGCATCCGTTCCTAAACAACAATATTAATTTTATTAATAAAATAAAAATTATATTTATACTAATATAAAGATGGATATAGGTAGTAGTGAAACTCTCGGTTCTATGTCAGGCGTATTGAGTTATGCGAGCGATTATAATGCTGTCCAGAAAGGTATTCACGAGAAAGCAGTGACGAAAATGAATACAGCAATCACTAATGCTGGATATAAAGGATATGCAGAAGGTAAATATGAAGAAGGCGATGCAGCAGTATCGGGTGTATTCGGTGGATTAGATACAGCAAGAACTATTGGTGAAGCAAGGAACTTTGATAGTCAAGTCGCTGGATTTGGGACTGGTAAAGGTGCCTCTGGATATCTAAGGTCTCAACCACAGATTATGAAAGCAAGATTTCAGCAAGGTAGTCTTAAAGCACAGAGAGCAGTTGGTGTGATTGATGATGATGAAGAATACAGACAAGCAGTTAATAATCCAAGGAAATTAGGTTTAACCCAAGATTTAGATGGAGATGGTGAATATACTATAAGAGGCGCAGATACAACTGGTGTTGAGTTCGGTAAGGACGCAGGTAAAGATGTAGAAGGTATTAAGGCATCGGCACAAGGAGAAGAAATGGCAAAAGCATCGGGTGGTGTTCTCGGTGCTACTAACCTACTTGGGGATAGCGGTATTAAAGGTTCTATGATTAAGAAGTTCGGTAAGTTTGCCAGCGACCTTCCCACTGGGCAACTATCTGCAGCTGCAGATGTCATCGGTAAAGGTGCTGGATTAGTTAGTGCTGGTCAGGCAATTTATGACTTATCTACTAATAAACATAAATCTGGTATAGATGATTGGAGTGATGGATTAGATTTAGTCTCTGCTGGTTTAGATACAGCATCTATTGCGATGCCTATGCTCGCTCCTGTTGCTGGTATTGCTGGCGTTGCTGCAGGTATCACTGGTTTCTTTAAAGAAGAAAGTGATACAAAAGAAGAACAAGATGAAATTAGAGATAAAGGACCAGGTAAAGATAGTCAAGGTTTAGCAGTCGGGGATTTAGCAAGTCAAGGTAAAGTCGCACAACAGAGTGTATCAGCATATTAATTTTTATGTTTTTTATGTTTTTTTTTATTATTATTTTTATATTTGTAATAATATAAAATGAGTTTTTGGAGCGCGAATGATAAGATACCAGTTCAGCAGACCAAGGTTGCTATTCCAGCAGAACACGGATTAGATTATACTTCGGGACAGAAAATTAATATTGTAGTTCCCCCAACTATCAAGTATTTCCAACCGAAAGCATCTTATTTAAGATTTGATGTAGAACTATTACAGAAGTTGGACCATCCAGTTAAACTAACGCTGGATGGAGAGACGGGTGCACAATGTTTAATCAGGGATATTAGGATATATTCTGGTGGTTCGGGTGCTGTATTATTGGAGGAAATACAAAATTACAATGTTCTAACTGCTCTAAAATATGATTATGAAACTAATGATGCTATTAAGAATAAACGCGCCATTCACGAAGGTTCATTAGCATACAATCCTTCTCAGCGAGGCACAAGGGGTTCTACTAAGACTGGTAGTTCTAACACTCGTCATAATCCATTCCATACTCCTTACGCGACCCCTACCGCAGGTTCTAAGTCAGTGACGGAGGCAGGAAGTGGTGTCTGGGGTGCTACTGGTAATACTAATAAAGCAGGTCAGTATCAAACTGCTAAGGTTCTATTGCCCCTTAATACAGGTATATTCCAGTCTCCTAAGGTCTTCCCCGCTCTCCTAACAGAAGGTCTGCGTATTGAGATTTTATTGGAAGATGCTGAGAGAGTATATCGTATCCCTGATAGTATGCATCCACATAGACGCTTAACATCGGGTCTTCGGTTTCATTCTATGGATGGGGTAGATGCTAATGTGACGAAAGTAGCAGGTAAGTTTCGCTCAGCAGATGCGACAGGTGCTGGCGCTCTTTCAGTCTTGTTTTTCCAGAGGGAAAATCAAAACACAAGTTTAGAGAACTTACCATTCTGTATTGGGCAGAAGGTCGCATTCTATACAGACCCTGGTGCGAATGATGACCCACTCACAGATACAACTTGGGCAAAGAAATATGCCAATCCAGCAGAGATTAAGCGGGTGACGACAGATAAAGAATTGATTATTAAAGATATAGAAATAACTGGTAATGGTCTTGTTAAATTGACTTTTACAGAGGGCACGATTTCGCCTAATACTAATGTAGATAGCACACACTACTTATGTGATGATAGTGTCATTGATAGTGCTGTCGGTGCCGATGAGAATGCTGGTGTTGGTGCTTCTACTTCTATTAATTTAGATTACAAGATTAAGAATACTGAACTTATCTTACAGACACTAACTATGCCTCAGGGATATACCCAGAGACTAATGAGTATGATGTCTGCTGGTGGAGCAATGAATTATGATATGCTTTCATTTACTAATTATAAATACTCTCAACTTAAAGGTGATAGAGTTATGAATATGAGACTTCCTCTCAATCAAACAAAGGCAAAATCTATTCTATGTATTCCTACGGATAGTTCGGTATATACTACGAGACAATTGCTCGCTGGTGTTCCAGACGCAGACCCTACTAAATATAAACAGCAAGCAGGCGCCTATCCTGCCTTTGATATGGATGATACTTTAACTTATCAGGAAACTATTGATGATTGTGATAGAGGACTTCTCGCTAATCGCTCAGGTTTAGTCGGTATTGCTGATGAAGCAAGTGATTATCAGTTCTTCTACAATGGACAACTTAATCCTAACAGACCAGTTGATTTAACTAAGATATCTCGTAGAATTGGTGTCCAACAGCAACCTCTTATTGAGAATGAGAAAGCACTTGCTATGGCGGGTATTACTCCTCTATCATTTATGAAGTTTAGGGAGAACTTCTTTATTGGACGCGCACTCGCATTACAGCAGGGTGTATATAATACATCTGGTAGAGACTTTAATTTACAAGTGAATTATCAGGGAACTCGCACACCTGTTAAGAATAAACTATGGAATAACTTTGTCGCTCATATTAGGAGAATTGTTGTTCAGGGAGATAGTGTAGTCGTCCAAATCTAAACCAGGGCAACCAGGGTAAAATAACTAAAAATAGATATTAAATTAACATTATAATTTTATAAAGATTTTAGTAATATTTAAGATGGTTTGGGTGGCAGAGAAATCGCAAGTGAAGACTTGATTTTTTCATAATTTTATTTTTTATCCAATTATTTATTTATATGTATTAAGTATAAATGAGTATTCCTACGACTAATTTGCACATAACTCCAAGCAATGTATTAAGTTCAGGTAAGATATCCTATAAATCTGGTAATCCAGTAATACAATTTATTATTGGCGAACAAGGTAGAGGTCTCTTAGGACAGAGTTTAAGGTTCTGTGGTGATTTCCGCCTCTTTAAGTCATCAGCAGAAGATATCAATGATGGCACATTAAATATGGACCCTCGCCTCGGTGCATATTCATTAATAGACCAATTGGTCATAAAATCCCAGAAAACCCACGCTGTAATAGAGCATATAAGGCATTATTCTCGTATGATGGCAAGTCTATTACCATACACATCAAATGCCCAGGATGGATTAGGGCATATGTCCCAGACAGCATTTACGATGCCTGATTTTAATTTAGGTAAGACAGGAACTACTATGTTAAAGTCTGGAAAAAAGACTGGTAATAACTTCTGTATGCATTTACCCTGTGGTCTGTTTAACGGAACTCAGGCAATACCACTTGATACTACGGGTGGTCTCTTAGTAGAGATACACCTTTCTCCCGATACACAGGTAATCTTTAATGAAAGTGGCGCAATTGATGCGAATACTACTGCTTTCTATGAATTAAGTAATGTATTCCTCTGTGCCGAAGCAACCGAAGCAACTTCACCACCAGGACCAGGAACATTTGAGTATAACTCTGTATCCAGTTATTTCACATCATTTAACTCAACGAATGCTATTGTTAATTTTAATTTAGGATTAAACAATGTATTAAGTGTATTTGGTAATTTAATTCCTGCTCAGTATATTAATAATTTAGGACATAATGGAACTGCTACTCTGTATCCAGTGAATAGTAATGGTATTCCTGCTACAATCACTCAGGCAGTTTTCACCAGAGGTGGTGAGAAGTTCCCATTAGAGTTTAATGTAGATACAATACAGAAGGGAGATGAACTGAATAATGACCAGCAGTCAGTAGATGCTCAACTCTTTATGGAAGGTATATCTGCTGTAAGGAAGTTTAGTAATTTAAGCAGAACTATGGTATCACCAAGTAATACATTTATCCCTCCTACTTCGTCAGTCGCAAATGATGGCACAGAATTAGCGAAACCAGATGGAGGAAGTATGTTTATTTTAGGAATGAATTATGACGCAATCTCAAATCAAGGAGTAAGTTTTGCCACGCAGAACTGGGGTCTTAATCTTACGACTAATCTTACTACTGATTTCCCACACGCTATGTTCTTATATGTTCATTCTAAAAATACTCTTGTATTTGATGGACAAGGTGGGATGCAAGTTATGTCATAAATAAAATAATCTTTAATACTTAAAGGAATGCCAGAAACCGAAAGAAAGAAATATTATCAACATAATTATCCATATCCTGATGGTTCTAAGAAAAGAGGTAGAAGAAGTAAAGAAGAACAAGAAGAATATATTAAGTCTCAGCAATTAAAAGTAGTCAAGAAGACTACAATATTAACATTTGACTAATAGTTGCTTTGCTTATTAGTCTTTTATTAATTTTATTTTTTAGTGTAATAATTTTATATTTGTATTAATATAAAATGAGTGCATCTGCTAATCCTAACCAGAACCAGGCGAGTGATATGGTCGCATCAGGCGGTCAAGGACAAATGGGTGGTGGTTCTACCATCCCTGACCTTATGAAAATTGGTAGTATTCCAGTTAATACTGTGCAAGAGGTAGAGACTGCGATTTTAGAACCAGTCGTTAAGAGTGATAATTTCTGTCGTTTTGTATTACCTAATAAAGGTCTCTTACATTCTCATTCTAAGATTGAGATTGGACTAACTCAACCTACGAAGGATGCTATCCTTCCTGTAAATATTGGTGCATATTCTTTAATTCAGCGAGTAGCATTAAAGATTGGGAACCAGACTATTAGTGAATTAGATGATTTTGGACATTACTATGGTTATCGTTCTCTGTTTGTTTCTAATGAAAATATGAAAGAAAGAGAACAGATGACTACTGGTAGATGTAATAGTTGGAACTTCGCATATACAGACAGAACAGCAGTCGCCAGTGATGGCGCTGCAAATACTCTATCTGGTGGTGGTGAGCAGGATGGAACTGCTACGGGTATTACTATTGATAATGGTAGAGAAGCAGATAGTTCCAGAACTGCTATCGTAGATGGAACTGCTACAATTGCTCCTCAGCAATGGCAAGTATTAAAACAAGCAGATGCTACTGATAATAATTTATATCAGTTAAGTCTAAGCGAGTTAGTGCCATTCCTTCGTCATAACCAATTGCCCCTGTATATGATTAAAGAACAAGTGTCATTAGAACTTACTTTCTCTTACAAGGGAGATGCTAATAAATCTTCTCAGCGTGTATGCACTGCGAAAGCAGATGACCGAGCATCGTTTGCTATTGATGCTGATAAACTCCGTCTAATTAGCGACCATATCTTCTATCCTCAGGAACTTATGCTCCAATATGCTCAGGCGAATAGTGTATTAAACTTCACTTATGCTGATTACAGACTATCTAAATACTCGGTAAATCAGGCAGATGCCAAGGGGCAGATGATAAGAAATGTTGGTGGTGCTGGTAGAATTATTAGTAAATTGATATGGGGTATGCAGAATGAAGGTAATGAGACAGGTAAAGATGGTGGTAAGTTATCTTCTAACTTACAGAATGAATATCATAGTATTGCCCCTGCTCGCACATACGCAGGTAATTTTAATACTGATACGAATGGTAAAGCAACATTTAATATTAAATACAATGATAATTTTGAGTATCCTATTGATGTTAAGAACCCTGCCAGACTTTTCCATAATGTTAATCAAGCAGAAGGAATGGTTCCTTTTATAAATAAAGAATTGTATTCCAGGGAAGGTGAGTTCCTCTCAGCAAGAACCTTCTTCGGTATAAGTCAGTCTGCTAATTTATCGGGTAGATATTTCTACCAAGCATCTAAACTTACATCTCAACAGAGAATTAATAGCAGAGGTATAGAATTGTATTTCCAGTATGATGACCTACCTAATAATGTCCCTGATGGTTTCACAGATAAATATACTCAGCGAGTATGGTTAGAGGTTCTTAGAACTGCGACTATCTCTAATGGATATACCGAGTGTTATTATGCCTAACCGAAGGATGCTTTGCTAATTTGTATGTTTCTAACTTTATTTTTTTATAATCTATATAATAAAATATAGATATGTCTAATGAAAATAGCGCTCCCTATACGGATACATACATTTTAGATTGTAATAGGAACTCTTCATTAGAAGCAGAGACTGGTAATGATGAAACACCTGCCCTTTACACTTGTAAGCAAGGGGCAGGTCTAAAATTAAACAGAGGTGATAAAGTCCAAATACACTCAGCATTTATTAATGAAATCGGTAATACAGATGGAACTATTGATGTTAAAGGTGATGAAATTAAAGATACGAATGGAGAAACAATAAAATATACTCTTATTCATACTCACGATACATTATCTCAACCTTTTCCAGAGGACGATGCGTATAGCACTTCTGCTAATGCTCCTTGGGCGTCAGGTGGTGCTGAACCAGACCAGAAGACTAAATGGGATTGGGGGCAAGGCGTCCAACCGCACAAAAGACAGACATTACAACCCTATGGACATCATCAATGTGATTGTAATAATGAAGCAACAGAGTATGTATTAAAAGATAATGAAATGAATGTTCAGGTTGGATATTATAAGACTGCGAATGGAGAAGGTTATTTCCATCTTCCTCGTAGATTTGATTGTAAGAGTGGAATACCTTGGGAATATGATAAAGAGAAAGCAGGAGGAGGAGCAGGGACAGGTGGTAAAATTACTACTCAAATATCTCAACGCGCTGATAGTGAAAATACTTTAAACTGGGCATATCACGGGATGCAGTGGAGTGGCGCTCCTTACTATATGATGACAACTGGTGCTGAAAATCAATATCCACTCGGTAAAGCAGATGGTGGTTGGAATGGCGCTCCTACAAGAGATATAAGAAAAGAAAGTATGGTTGAGGAAGATTGGCACTATTATGATAAAGGTTGTAGTCCAGCAGAGTTAAACCTTCCCGCAACAGATGACCCACAGGGGCAAGGTGTAGATTGTTGGTTAAATAGTCTTGGAACAGATAGAAGAAATAAATGGAGAAATGATAATTCACGATACCAGATATATAAGAAAGAAAGAACATTCTTCACTTCTGCCCCTACTTTATCTCCTCACTTATCACCTAATCAAGAAGCATTCTGTATTCATCCAGGATTTCTTACAGGTTCATCTACTAATGATTTCTTATCAATGAGAAGTGATGATGCTGGTATTCCTGCTGGTCATCCTAATCACGGAGGTAATGATGCTACTACTACTAATTATTATTGGAATACAAGAGACCCAGCAATTACGAGTGATTGGATACCTTATTATGAAGTTAAAAATGTAAATATAGAACCAGGATTTAAAGCACCAGAAGATATTGCCGAAGAGGTTTCTAAGAAATTAAACGCAACCCAGAAGATTACCGATGTATATGCTCGGGTTGGTTCTCGTGAGGCAACTAAACCAGATGGTGTATCCTCTCCTTATGTTCCTGGTGTAGAATTACAGAAAGTTGGTATGAAGAAAGATGGTGAGTTGTTTAAGTCATTCTATGCTACTAATCATAAACATTTTAATGAAAACACTGCTACTCAGTATTTTGCTCAGGATGCTGGTAATTCCGTGGAATATCCAGAACTCCAACCAGATAATATAAGATATATGAGTGCTTATCATTACATTGGTGTTAAAAGACCTTTACTCTGGGATACAGGTAGATTATTCTGTAAGCAGGCGATGGGTGTGAGAGGAGATGGTGCTAATAATAAAACTTGGGGAGAAGTTCCTGAGTTTCATATTCACGACCATTCACCTAAACTTACAAGAGCAAATAGAGGAACAACACCTAATCCAATCAATGGACAATCTCCTTTTGATATCATTAGAACTAATATTCCTTGGCAGAACAGACGCAATTTAATGGAGTTTATAAGAGCGCAAGGAGCATATCCTGAATTATTTGATTATCAATATTCTCGTATTAAAGAAGCAGGATTTTTCCAAAATGATAGTCGTGTTAAGACCGATAGTTTCCAGATGGGTATTACTGAACCTGGTGCGGATATGGATGGTAGGCGGGTCGCTGGATTTATTCATTGTAATGCTTTCGGTGATGACCATATGATATTAAAAGATAAAAATAATAAATTAAAGAATATTCAGCGCCGATTAGGTGATGATGGTTATACCTTACAGCAGGCAACCGACTATGCTGCAGGTTTAGACCATACCACAGAGTTAGAAGGAACAGGTGAAACTGCTACTGGATTTACGATGAAGAGATATAATATCTCAGGTGGCGGGGGAGCAGGCACAGATACATCCCCTTTTGATACGAAAAATAGTGATAAGACTTTTGCTAATATAGCGGGTGCTTTCCCGTATTATGATTTATCTTCACTTCCTCTGTGGTTTTATTTAGACCAATTAAGAATTGATGAAGATAGTGGTGGTGATGATTTAAATTGTCTTATGTCTAACTTATGTTTCGGTTGTATGATGAAATATAATCCTCTTAAAGAGGGTGAAGGTGCTGATGGGAATGATTATATTGCTTTTCATACTGGACCTATTGGTGGTCTTCCCGACCACTTTTTCAGGGTCAAGGGAAATCCACAAGACAATACTTTATTAGGAGAAGTTGATGATTTCTTTAATTTAGGTGTTGATAGGCACTTCTCTGCTTATGGAACTTCTTGTATTATGTTATACTCTGGAAAGTTAGATGGTCCCCAAACTAATATGAAAAATCAAGGAGCAGGTAAAGAGAATGCTGACTTCTTGTATATGGCGCAACCAGGACAGATGGACCAATTATCTGGACAAGACCCAATTATTCCTGCGAAATGTCAATTAGAAAATACATATCAGCATAACTTACATACTTATGTCGGTGCTAATGGTTTCCAACTGAATTATGATGGAACAACTGAAAAGAGATTTTCATTCTCTAACTTACATACACCAGAATATATCGGTAATAATTATAATGCGGGTGCTGATGCCACTGATGTTATTGCGAGTGATGCTTCTAATCCTGTATATAAGATTAATAAAAGGTTAAATGGAACTACATATTGTCCAGAGATGGTCCCGTATCAAACTAATACAACTACAACTCTTTTAGATAAGGCAGGAACAAAAATAGAAATATCAACATCTAATTATAATTTATCACAATGGGATGCTGTATATGATGCTCATAGTGGTATATCATTAAGATTTAGTAGTCCTTATACTTATGATATAACTGCTATTAAGAGGAATTGGCATAAGACACTCTGGGGTCTCTTAGGTTTCAGTTATGACCAATTACATAAAACATATGATGATGAAAGGAGTTTAGAACCGACCCGCTCTGTTAAAGACCGATTACATTTTAATAGTAGATTAACTCCTGAAAATGTAAATGACTTCCCTATTGTTCTTACTAATGCTAATGCTAAGAGTAGTGATGTATCATTATTTGATGCTAATATGTATGGTGCTGAATTATTCTCTCAATCGGGACAGAGTGTAGGAGGATTATGGCACTCTGGATTAGTTGATGGTGGTAAGGTAGATGCTTCCAATCTATCTCATACATTCATTAATCATCCAGCGATATCAGTAGATGCGACAAGTGTTAATTTTAGAGCAGAGAGACAACCAACGAAGATGTTAAAACCTTATTTCTTAATAAAATCTAATATTGTCGGTGATACTAAATATATAGGAAATGGTCATAATGGAGAAAGCGGACAATTATTACCTATCATAGGTGTAGTTAATAAAGAAAATGGTTTCGGTGATTATTATTTCCAAACAGACCAAAAAGCAGTATTTACTATTACTAATGATACAACCCTTAGTGAAATCGTCACCAGTATTCACGACCCAGATATGTCATTAGCAAGAGTAGATAAGAGTAGTGCTGTATTATATTTAATACAGAAACAAAATACAAATAATCTTAATATTATTCCAGAGTTAGTCCAACAGAAACAACTAAATCCTAATGAACTCCAACCTCCTGTAATGACAGAGGTAGAGTTTAACCAATTATTTGAGACAATGGTATTAACTAAGGATGAAGCAGAAGCAGAGGCAATTGGTCATACATTAGCACATTATTTACAGAGTGGTTTAACTGAACCAATTGACCAAGATAAAGTAAGAAGTTTAGAAAGTTTCCTTGGATTAATAGCGGGCGAAACTGCTACTACAATTATAGGACAAGAGGCACAACCAGTTCCTGCTCAAAGTATGGCAGGAGATATCTTAGCACAAATTGAGAGAGAAGGGGCAATGACCAGAGCAAAAGCAAGAGAAGTCGCACAAACAAGACAAGATATTATGAGAGCGCAATTAAGTCTTAGAAATAGATTTATTAGTTCTGCCTCAGTAGAAGGAGCAGACCATACTGGTCCTCAATTACCAACAGATTTAAGAGGATTAATAGATGTAGAAGCATCATTACCTACACCACGCTCAGGATTAACAACTCAATCAAGTGTAAAAACAGAAGGGTCTAAACCATCAACAATCGCAACTGCTCCCGACGAACCTGGTGCTACGCCACCCAAACCATAGTGAAATAACATAAATAAATATATAAATTATAAATAAAATAATATATCTAATTTTAGTAATTTTACCCTGGTTGTCCTGGTTCTAATCACTCTCATCAATAACTTCATATTCTTCATCGCTACTATGGTCGCTGAGTTCTGGTTCTATATTTGGTTCTAATGAGAATAGTTCAGGTTTATCAAGACCTTTATTATTAATACGAATATTCGCTAATAAAATTATATGATTAAATACATCTTGTTGTTTTTCATTTCTTAATAGTTTTTTTATTTCCTTAACTTCTATGACATTATTTAAATCCAGAGGTTCCATTTATATTAATAGATTGTAGAAAAATAAATAGATTGTTTTTCGCAGTTGCTTGATTTGCACGAATGCCCGCTAAAATGGATGCATATGCAATAACTACCA